GCCGCGACAGCCCCAATCGATTCCTCATGAAACAGGCCAGCAACCATCAAGTTCGGGTTGTCGGTGTTGGCCGTGTAATAGCAAGCTTGCTGCGGGAAGTTAATTCCTACCTGCGAGCTCGCAAACGCGGACCAAATCTGGTTGTTAGGAGCGGCAACTCCGGCTTGGATGACGTTTGAGCCTGTCTCAAAAATGAGTTGCTCGTCAAGCACGTCGGCGTCACAGAAGCCCATAAAGCCTCCTGGCGTCGACGTTGGTGCCATCGAAACAGTCTCAATAATGAGCTCGTCCCACGCAAACAAGTCGTAGAGTTGCGAAAAGAGCACAAGGCGAGGAGTCCCCAGCATAGACGGGTTCAGCGGAATGACCAGGGTCTCGAAACCACCTGACGTCACAACGACATCAGAGGTAACGAAGCCAATAAAGGCTGACCCGGTCACAACCACTTCATCCGAATTCTGAGAGACTCGCTCCTCCTCATGCACCATTTTGCCTTTGAGATTCAAGGCGACGGACACTGGCTCAGGCTTGCCCCGTTCCGCTTCGAAATGTTGGCCTTCAGCTTCGTGGCCTTCCATAAGGGCAACAAGTTCTTTGTGCCGTTGGGAAAAGCCCTCGAGAGCTTTCGGGTCGGGACCTGACGATTTGAACTCCGCCCTTTCGAGCAGTGCCTTCATCATCCAAGCCCCCACTTCCTTGTGGAGCGCATTCATGCGTGATGTCGTCAGCGTGCGCTTGGCGGCAATTGGAATCAGCCCTTCAGACCAAGCTTTGGCTTTCGCCAGCTCGGCCTCAGTATGCTTCTTCTTCTGCTTCGCCCAGTTGCATGCTTTGAAAACATTTGCGCGTGTTAGCGTGGGGTTCACCTTGAGTCGTTCGTCCAACCCTGCCTGCAGTAGCGCTACCGCGTGCGGCGCCGTACCTACAACAGACCGAATAACGGCCCGATGATTGGCAAGATGCTGCTCACTGTTTGCGCCACGCTGGACAGGATGTTGTTCGCTTCGTTTCTCTGCGGTGGCGGGACCGACCCGCTTTGGAGTTGCCCCCGCAGC